CAGCCGATCACAGACGAATTCGAATTCTAACAATAGTTCAAAATCCGTCTTTCTACTCAACTTCCTGTCAATCTCTTCTACCTTGTATTCTCCGAAAATACGATCCCCGGAGGCTCTTGCGTTGTTTATCTGAGCAGTTGTACAATGTAGTTCTTCCTTGATCTCTCCGCTTGTTACATTCTCCAGAATCAGATCACCAGATCTATTTCTTACCTCATACAGTTTCTTGACCATTTTGCCCTCCTCAATGTCCGGCAAGGAACGTTTGCATCATTCTAGTTCTCCAGTCTGTCTGATTGTCCGTCCATTTTTCACACTGATCGTCATCTTCTACCAGACGGCCGGTGCGATCGCAAAGACCACAATCATTTTCTTTACAGGTTTTGCAAGTCTTCTCCATTTTCTATCCCTCCATTTCAATTCCATTGTCAATAAGTTCCTGCATTTCTGCGTCCAGAATGCGGACGTAAGTTCCTCTTACCATCCGCATTACTTCCGGACTTAATTCTTTTGTGTTCTTTTCTGATACCAGGCTTTTAGCTAGGGCGAAGATATACGCAATGCTTTCATCTTCTGTGACAGTCTCCTGAAATTCAATCACAAGGACCTTGCGGCCCTCGTAACTGAGTATCCAGGCGTTTTTTACTACTTTTTTATGTAACTCTAAGTGAGCAACAAGCGCCTTTTCCTGCATCTTTTATTCCTCCCGCTACTTCTGTAAACCTTTTAAGAACTCACACAATTCGGTTTCTGAGTTTGGAAATTTATCATAGCGTGCATGATATGTCCATTTTGGCACTCCGCCAACTCGATCCGGTTCAGGTCCGCCTACTAGGTGCATGTAATATGTTTCTGTCATTCTTGACACCCACCAGCTTTTTTGTTCTCCTGGATCCGGTGCATATTCTTCCACGATCAGGCGTGCTCCGTTCTGAAAGTCATATTTATAATATTTGACGCCTATGTTTTTATCCTCATACCAGAGTCCCCAGTCTTTGTAGGCTCTGAGCCACGCCTTACGCTGATCGTTATTTTTCATTTCCGGTAATGTGTCACTGGAACACTCCGCGATCTTGTTGACTTCAACAGAATCGTTTTCAGGCGTTTTGTTATCTTCAACAATATGTTCCTGCTGCTTATTGTCCGGTGCTTCTGCTGCCGAAAAGCAGCTCTTTTCCGGTTCCTCTGGTCTATGTGCTGATGAATTACACTCGTACCCACATTCGCTGTGATCTTCACAATTCCAGCAGCACGTTCCAATACAAATAATTCCGTCTCCTGCTGCCGCTTTCTTCGCTCCTGAAAGTGTACAATTATAACCATCTCTATGAATACATTTTCTCGAATTGTTCTTTTCTGGTCTCTCCGGCGCATCTATGGACGCCATTTTCACCGGTTTCTGCTTTTTCCCGAATCTTTTCACCAGTTCTTCTGCCAGCTCATTCCATGTGAGTGTATGCTGCATTGTATCATCCGGATTAAAAACGATTCCCTCTTTCCCTGTCTGATAATTGAAATGTCCGTTTCTGATCCTGACATCCCGGTACCGGATGCTGATTAGGTATGCGGCCATTCTCGTGTCGCATTTGAGGACTCTTTCTCTTTCGCCTTTATTTAAGGCTTCGAAGAATCTTTCTATCTGTAGTTCTGGCTGTATTGGTGTGTTGTTCTCTGGCGGTCGCTGCTGCCCTGTCGCCTGTTCAATCGTGAATTGTCCAGGAATGTCTCTGTTTTTCTCCTGCAGTTTCTTAAATGCTTTGATCTCTGCTCCTGTAATTCCGTCATGGTCCTTATAGTGTTCCATTGCCTTTTTCTGGTATGTTTCGTCCAGATCTGCAAGTTCGCGGGCTACGGTGATGTTAATTTTTGCGGATTGAAACTCTTTCATCCATTCCGGGCTTAGCTTCTTCTGAACTGCATGGTATCTTTCCATCTGTGTTCCGGATACTCCGATCGTCTCCCGCACCATGTCCCTTGTTTTGCCTTTCAGCTCTGTGAGTTCTCGCAAGCCTTTTATAATTTCTTCTGTCTCAAGAGCTTCTTTCATCTTCTCCCAGTCCGTTTTTTCTCTGAACCGGTTTGCCTGGATAACTGCCAGTTTTTCAAGAAGCTGCGTTGTCTCATGGTCTTCTTCGCCATCCTCCAGAAACATTTTTCTGGTATCTTCCTTAACTGTCGTGTATTTGCAGTTAATTTTTCTAAATTCCTCATGCCCTTCCTCTACAAGCATTCTGCAGCACATTGTCCTGCAGTGTCCGGAAATTATGTGATCTTCCCCGTTTACGTCCTCGATCAGGACATCCTGCATTACTCCAAACAGCTGAATTGAATTTTTCAGCCCCTGGAGCCGGTCCGGGTCTGTCCCGTAGAAATTTTCTTTCGACGGGACAAGTTTGAATACGTCTCTGTATACAGTATCGCTTGTATTTTCCTGTTGCACCTGTTTCGGACGTTTGTTCACCATATCGGCAAGGTTAAAAGCCATCAGTCCTCCCCTCCTTCCTTTGCGCATTTCATGCACACTGCAGTTATGTATTCGTTTACAAGGTCTTCGTAGTCTTTCGCCGCCAGAGATCGTGGAGAATACAGTGGAATCGGTATCCTTGCATACGTGCTTTCAGATACCTTTCTGGAATATCTTATTTTTGTCTGGAGCATTGGATAGCCTGCTGCCTGGATCATTTCCAGTCCCTGTGCCTGAGCTTCGTTTCTTCTGTCGTACTTCGTGATGAAGATCCAGAAATTTTCCAGATCTTTGTTCAGGTCTTCTTTTGTATATCCAATCTGTCTCACCAGCTCCGGCAATCCCTCAGTTGTATTGTCGTCGATTTCAACCGGAATCAGCACATCATCACATGCTGTCAAAGCGTTAATGGTTGATACATTAATATCTGGAGCGTTGTCAATAATGCAGAAATCGTACTGATCTTTCACACATTCAAGAGCGTCCCTGATACGGAACTGCTGTGGGCGTGTCTGATCTAACATTACTTCCTGATTCGCACTAAGCAGCCGCATATTTGCCGGGAGGACATCCAGACCTTCAAAATCTGTGTGCTTAATGAGCTTATTCATCCAGTCTTCCGGATGTCTGGCCGTCATAATGCGGTCAATTCCTTCCCCATCCTGGGTACGTCGGTTTAATCCGCGTGACGCGTCTCCCTGCTTGTCATTGTCCACCAGAAGAACTCTGTTTCCCTGGCTTGCAAGAATATATGCGACGCTGTTTGATGTTATCGTTTTTGCAACTCCGCCTTTTAAGTTAATAACCGCTACTGTTCTCATAATTTTCCCCTTTTCTTGTTGTTATTCTTTTCTTTTTCCGCAGCTACATCCGTCCCCTGGTTTCAGTTTTCTGCGTATTCCCTCTACACACTGGCAATAGCCTATGTTTTCTGGTTCTGAGTAATATCTGTACTCACATTCTTCGCAGAGTACAATATGCTTGTACCTGTCCATAAGTTTCATAGCCTGGCTATGGTCAAAGTGATTGATCTTGTCATATTCTGCTTTGATCCCGTCTGTATGCTTCTGCAGTTCACAGTAATGGCAGAAATAATCCAGTTCCTCCTGGTTTAAATCTTCTTCTCTGTATCTGCAGATATTGTCGCAGATGTATTCTTCCAGAGCTTCAATGTTTGTGTCTATTCCGTCGTCCTCTTTCTTCGTCGGCTCGGCGCATCCATTCGGGTTTGCCGTTCTCTGGCTCGCTGTCAAAATAAATCCCTCCTTTCTGGTCTTTGTAATACGTGAATTTATACCCTGATCTAGTGATCGTGCCTATGTATTCCATGTCAGCCGGGTTCTGTTCTGGTCTCAGGCTCCATCCCTTTCCCCATATCTCCTCCATCTTTTTTCATTTCCTCCTGCATCCATACGGAGTATGTGTGCTTTCCAGAGTGAGAGGATATCACGATGCTGCACTCTTTTATCTTTCTGCAGATACTCTCCCATTCCTTAGCGTTCTTTATCGGTTTGCCTTTTGTATCTTTGAAATCTGTTGCTGCCATTTCATCTATTTTCAGGATCCGTGCTGCAACAAACGCGTCTTTTGTATATACGCATACCTCACATTCTTTGTGGAATCGTACAAGAGCTTCTTCTAGCGCCTGCAGATTGCACTTGTGATATGTTCCCTCTGCTGATCCGAACCCTACACGGGTTACTGGTATGCATCTTCCGGCCATGGCTTCAAGTACATATCCGTATTTTCGCCAGGTGCATTCCTGGTTTTGCTTGTCCGTCTCCAGATATATATTTACTTTCATGCCCTTATTCCCTCTTTTTCTTTACTTTCTTTTTCTGCTCCTGCTTCTTTGGCAGTCTCTTCGTGCGGATCAGTGTATATGTGCGGTATGGTTGACCGGTCACATCGTTTATACCTTCGTGAAAAGAGTCCTTATCCACTTCCCACCCTTTCGGAATCCTGACTTTTCCCCATGTTTTCCAGTGATTATACACTTTTTCATCCGGTTCCGGAATCGGCAGGTTTCTCGACGCTGAATAACTCGCTTCTCTTAGTCTCGGCTCCGTATCCGGTGTCTTTGTTATGTACGCTGCCAGATCAGCAAACTCACCCTTTTCGTACATGAGTTTGTTCTCCACCTGTCCATGCGGCCACGCCTTTCGTAAAATGATGTCGGTGTCCGGGATCCTGTTCACTATGATGTGCATGTGCCAGGCTCCTTTGGTTCCCACCTCAATGTTTCGCATCCATTTCAGCTCTGCTCCCCGTTTCTTGTATTCTCTCCGGAGAACCTGCAGGAATGCTTTCCAGTCTTCCTTTGCCGCTTCCATGGATACCGGTCTCTTGTCTATCGCATAGGATAATCTTGAAAAATAATCATCCACGTCAAAGTTGTTCCGGAGTTTCCACCTTGCCAGTCTCTCCCGGTTATACTGGTTCCTCTTCTTCATCTGTTCCGGGGTGGCTTTCTTCTTCTCCTGCCTCTTCTGTTCCGGCGCTCCATACCTTGCTGTATGATACTCATACACCTCTGTGACATTCCGGAACCTCATTCTCATACTTTTGTAACTCATATAAGTCCCCTTTTGAATCCATCTCTAATACTTCTAGCAAGTTTGCAACAGGGGTTTCTCTCCCCTGCTTTCAGGCTTGCTTTCTGAGTTTTCAAGGATCCGGCATTGCAATGATATAAAGATCGTTACACATGATTCTGAGCTGACATTTGTTGCATGTATGCCAGCTCATTCAGTTTACATAATACCGTACTATTTCTTTAAGGATTCCGCGTATGTTCTTACTGCTGCTTCGGTTGTGTTCGCATCGCCTTTAACTGTCGTCGTTTTGCTTTCGGCGCCAATTATTATTTTCAGCATATTAGCAAGAAAGCTCTCTTCTGCGCGTCCTCCGCGAAGTGTTTTCGCTATAGTTTCTAAAGCTACGATCACAAATGCCGTATCTCCTGCCGGAAGAGGATTTATCATATCTGTAAACTTATTAGTCCACATCTGAATACGTTCCATGCACACTTTCGCATTCTCCTCTCCGCTTGTATTTGCCAGCTTCTCTTTAAATTCTTTATACCCATTAAAATCAGTCTTTAACATATAATCCTCCTTGACATTTCTTTTCAGGTTTCTTATACTATTTACAAAAGTTGTTTTTTCTTTTTGGCTCCCACGTCTGCCAACGTGAGAGTCTTTTTTATGTTCTCGAATATATCTTCAATCCAGAGCATGAATATGAATGCGCACACGCTTATCGCAAGTGTAAGCATAATCGCCTGGATCCTGCTGCCGATCTCCCAAACCGGCAGCATTGAGATCAGATACCCTGTCAGCATTGATGTGATTACTTTTCGTTCCATTTCTGCCTCCTTATGCTGTTTCCTCTTTCTTTGGCTTTTCTTTCACCTTTACGGTGATGTCAACGCCATGCTTCTTTGAGAGGATCATGGCAAGGGTTTCGTAAAATCTTACCGTATTGAATGTTCCTTGCGTTTCCATCTTCTTCCCCCTCCTAAAACTCAAATTCTACTGCAGGAGCTGTCGGCATTGGTGTATATCCGCCAGCCAGCTCCAGGCGTCTTATTGCTTTGCGTCGGCTTGCTTCGCTGTTGTCCCAGGCATATTCGTATCCATCCGGAGCCGGTCCGCGTTTTGTTTTCCCGTTACAACGATCAGTGATAGCTTGTCTACTCAAAAAATTCTTTTTCGCTGCTTCTCTCGCAGATCTGTAATATTCCACATCCTGTCCGCAACTGTCCAATTTCACGACTATTTTATTTCTTGAACTGTAACCGGTCAGCTTTCCAAGTTCCTGTCTGGGTATGTATGCTATATTGTTTATGTGATTCTCGGACTGCATTCCGTTCTTATGATACGGAACCGCACCGTCAGGAACAGGTCCTAAAAACGTCCTTGCAATCAGGGAGAGAACTATCTCCTCTTTCGCTTTTCCGTCTTTTGTGAGCTTCACAACCAGGCGCTGACTCCCTTTCATTTTTTTGTGATAGGGAGTCATGCTGCGAAACTGTCCGGATTTCAAAGTTCTCCGGATGTTCCCCTCTGTGCTCGCCTGGTATTTGCCGTCATATCCTGGAATATCTTTCCATCTTTCAATCAAGGTCGTCCCTCCCTTATGCCGGCTTTTTCTGAGCCGACATGCTTGCACCCACCTTGACGCCTTTCAGGAATGTATCCATCAGTGTCTGCTTTGTGATGTTTACAGACTGCAGAAACGCTGTCAGTTCTTCGGCTTCGGCTTTGTCTTCCATGCTTAACATTACTTCCATATTCTTCTGTGACATATCTTTCGCCCCTTTCTGGCTTACCTCATCAGTGAACACGTTGCCATCGTGTCCAGACGGTCATTGTTGACCGTTTCGGCTATCATCCTTTATAAGCTGTTCCGTTTACTAAGCTGGCAAAGTGTTTTGCCTGTTTTTCATCATCTTCAAAACAGCAAGACTGTTTTACCCCATTTTTATAAAAATCCACATACCATTTCATACCCTTATCCTCTCTTTCTTAAATGTCTGAGACAACTCCCTCGGCTTCTTCCAGACTGTTTAACGCGTCTTCCATGTTCGAAATGTATTCCTCCATCTGTTCGCCGCGTTCTCCGTACTGGAAATTCTCTGGCAAATTGTCAAATGCGTCCTGCTCTTCATCTTTCACCTCTTCCAGGATATCTTTAGCCTGGGAAATCAAATCAAGCGCTTCTGCTAATCTCTTTCTCCTTACTTTATTCATGTCGTTCTCCTTTAAAAATATAAAATAACCTGTAATGTGCTAATTTCTTCATCTGTAATGGTTCTTATAGTTCGAATTTTCTTATCAAGAAGCACTTCTGCTTCATCCTCTTTTAAATACTCTTTATATCTGTTAGCCTTAAAATCTAATCCGTACATGTTTATGCACACCTGAATCCTTGTGCTTTTATCTACTACTTTTAATAATTCTCCGAATGTCATGTTTAACTCCCCTTTCTGTTTGCTCTTTGTTTGTTCTGTAAACATCATAATTCATTCAACAAACTTTGTCAACTCTTTTTTGTTTGTTTAACAAACTTTTTCCGTTGACATTTATATTCCTTAGTGTTATTCTGTTTTTAGAAGCAAAAGGAGGTGACAACATGACTCAAGGCGAACGCGTGAAAGAAATCCGTAAATCTCTTGGTTTCACTCTTGATAAATTCGGAGAACGAATTGGTTTAAAGAAAAGTGCTCTCAGTCTTATTGAAAATGGAAAGAACGTTCTTACTGACGGCAATATCCTTTCAATATGTCGTGAGTATAATGTCAATGAGAAATGGCTCAGAGATGGTGAGGGTTCCATGTTTGCGCAGCCAGAAACATTCAGTCTTGATGAATTTGCTGCGCAGCATAATGCGACAGATCTTGAAAAGGAAATCATTAAGACTTATTTTGAAATCGATCCAGCGATCCGAAGACAGATCCTGAATCACTTTAAAGAGAATCTTATGGGTGCTGGTGGTGCTCCAGACAGCCCAGAAGAATTAGAAATTATGCACCCACCTGTTACAGGTGATGAAAATTCAAATGCTGGGTGAAACACACCCAGCTGCAACTAACTATTTAAGTATTATGATTTGAGTTCCCCAATTAAAGTTAAGATTAATATATATAGTATTGTTGCTGTGATAATACAAAGCATATATTTTACAGTTGCCATAATGTATGTATTTTCTTTTCATCATTGTTCCCACACCTTCCCGTTATTAGTAACAGCTGGGTGCAGGAAACATTATAAAGTGGAGGTTCGTCATAATACTACCGGTAAATTTTTCCATTTAAGGAGGCACTACATGAGAAAGAAAATGCTCGCTCTGCTGCTGTGTGGAATTATGGCAGCTTCTCCGGCTCCTGTATGGGCCAGCTCCAAAAATGTTGCCGATCAAGACCAGGCAGTAGATTCTGCTGACAATCTTTTATCCGGTTACACTTTGGACGGTCTTCAATCCTTGTATTTGTCAATCACGCCTGATATGTCATACTCAGACGTTGTTCTATTGATAGAAGATAGCGAACTCCCGTATTCAGAAGAAAAATACAATGGCAGTCGTGAATTGCAGGTTGCTTTTACAGACGGATGTACAGCTCAGAAATATAAAAAGGAATCTGGTGACTATTTAACAATCTCTTTTAATTATGCGGAAGGAGAGAATAGTTCAAATGACGTTCTTTCCAAATACAGTTTAAGCTCCTGTATATATTGTCCTGAATCTGGTCCTACTTTGATTAGTCTTTCTGATGGTCATTATTTTTCTTATAATGAACCAGGAAATTATATTGAAGATTATAAAAATAAAGATACAGTGGATATATCTGGAGATATGACGAAAGAGGAACAGTTAGTATATTATTTCGAACATTGCAAATAAAAATCGCCCCAGTGCTGGCACACCAGGACGACTTTGTGTGAATCTTTTGCAGCTATCAGTTGATGCTACAATCTTTTCCGAACAATTTGATTATAGCATGAACTGATACGCCTGCATAGGTGTATTTTTTATACCCATTTTTAAGGAGTGATACTATGAGTATAACAAATGTTGCTATATATGTACGTGTTTCCACGGACCGGCAAGCGAAAAAAGGAGACAGTATCGACGAACAGCTCTCTACCTGTAAGAACTATATTGCATCTAAAGAAAATATGGTTCTTGCCGGTGTTTACATCGACGACGGTATCTCCGGAAGAAAAATCAAGCGTGGGGACTTTGAGCAGCTGCTTGATGATGTCCGACTCGGACGCGTGGATCTGATTATATTTACTAAACTTGATCGCTGGTTCCGTAGTCTGCGACATTATTTGAATACGCAGGCGATTCTCGAAGCGAACCATTGCGACTGGCTTGCTGTCGATCAGCCGTACTTTGATACCACGACGCCACACGGCCGGGCTTTCGTCGCACAGTCCATGACCTTTGCGGAGCTGGAAGCAGAAAACGATTCTGTCCGGATCCGGGACGTATTTGACTATAAATACCGGCAAGGCGAAGTTTTATCCGGTAAAGTTCCTCTCGGATATTCTATCGAAAACAAGCACCTTGTACCTAACCAGGACGCAGACAAGGCTCTGCGCATCTTCCAGTTTTATGCTGAATGTGGTTCTTTGAATCAGACGATCACGCATCTGGAGTCTGACATGGGGATCATTATGTCCCAGGACAATCTCAAAAAGTCTATTCTAAAAAATAAGAAATACATTGGAGTATTCCGGGATAACGATCATTATTGCCCTGCCATCATCCCGGCAGATCTGTTTGATCGTGTACAGGAGCTGCTTGCCATTAATGTCAAAAGCAGCCAGAAATACAGTTACGTGTTTAGTGGCTTGCTTCGCTGCGCTCACTGTGGTCAGGCTTTTTCTGGATTTACACAAAAAGCAAAGAAAAAAGCCGGTGGTTTTTACAAATATCCGTACTACAAATGTCATGGGGCTTATCCTAATAAGCGTTGTATCAACCGTAAGATGGTTCCCGAATCATATATAGAAAAATACCTGCTTATAAATGTCAAAGGTCTCCTGCAGGAGCATATTGCAGAATATGAGATTGCAAGTGCAAAGATTGTTGATTATGATTCCCGGAGAGCTACACTTCTGAAAAAAATTGATAAACTGAAAGATCTGTACATAAACGACATAATCACCATGGATGAATTAAAAATGGATAAAGAAAAATATATGAAAGAATTGGAAGATCTCCCACGCAACCAGAATCAGAAAGATCTAGCTCCAATCAAAAAACTCTTGAAAATGGATCTTGATTCGATATATAAGACGCTGGAACCGGCAGAACGCCGTCAGCTCTGGAGATCTGTCATTAAAGAAATTCAAATTGACGATCATAAGAATTTAAAGATTATTTTTTTATGACTTTTTTATAGTAGTAACTGGTAGTAACCTGTCGGCTCATCTGCAAATATAATTTCCGGACGATTCACCAGTGCTCTTGCAATTGCTACTCTCTGCTGCTGTCCTCCGGATAACTGATTTGGCAGATTATAAATCCGGTTTTCAATCCCCAGAGTTGCAATAATATCATTTACATACGCTTCATCCACTTTTCTTCCATCCAGCCCCAGTGGCAGTACAATATTTTCCCAGACATTAACAGATGAAACCAGATTAAATGCCTGAAAAACAAATCCGATTTTTCTTCTGCGGAAAACAGCAAGGGCATCTTCCTTCATCCTGTATAAATCTTTCCCTGCTAAAGTAACACTGCCTTTTGTCGGGGTGTCTAGCCCTCCAAGCATATGAAGTAATGTACTTTTACCGGAACCTGACTTTCCAACAATTGCGACAAATTCTCCCTGCTCAATCTGAATGTCCACCTGATTGACCGCTTTGACCTGATTCTCACCTGCGCCATAAAACTTACAAAGCTGCTTGGTTTCTAATATCACACTCATGTGTTGCCTCCTTTTCAATTCTGTAAAGCGTACCTTTTCAGCACGCTTTCTTTGCCTGTTTATATATTTGGTCATTTTTCAACCTACATCCAAATTGTATCAGGACAATCTTTCATTTCACTTTCAAAAAACGAGCAGAAATCTTACAGAATTGTAAGATTTCTGCTCACTTAAAATTTAACCAACATATGGTAATTGAATCACAAACGTGCTTCCTTTTTTCTTTTTGCCGGAGGTTACCGTAATTGTACCTGCGTGTTTTTCGATAATCTCTCTCGATAGAAAAAGTCCGATTCCTGTACCACTCTTTTCCATGACCTCCTTGGAACTTCCTCTGTAAAATCGTTGAAAAATTTTGTGATACTCATTCTGCGGAATACCAATTCCCTGATCCTCAATTTCCATTCTTACAAGATCGTTTCTTTTTTGTAACCGGATAAATATTTTTGAACCACACGGACTGTACTTGACCGCATTATCCAGAACGTTGATCACAGCTTCACCAAGCCACCTTTTATCCTGCATAATCGTGCATGTTTCCAGCTCTTTTTCATAGTCAAAAACGAATTCAATTTCTTTCTCATCCGCTTTAGGATAAGTACGGTTCACAGCAGATATGACAGTATCCATAAGCGGAAGTTTTTTCTTATTAATCTGAATCAGTCCAGTTTCCATCTTGGATATTTCAAGAAGCGACTGCAATAATGTCTCCAGTCCATCCAGAGCACTCCGACAACGGATACGAAACTCCTCCTGTTCTGTGGCACTTAAGTCATTCTGCATCAGCACACTAAAACATGTATCCAAAGCTGCAACCGGTGTCTTTAACTGGTGAGAAATATCAGAAACCATTTCTTTCGTATTCTCCTTTTCTGCCCTTGCTTCTTCCTTTATCAACTGAATATGATGTCCGATTGCTTCAAGCTGGTCATTCAATTTTTCCAGTTCTGCATGATTTTCCGTTTTCAGTAAATCATCAAATTCATTTTCACGGAATCTGATCAGAATTTCTTCCAACTGGTCTAAAATTTTCTGATGACACGCATCTTCTTTTTTCTTCCAATAAAGTAAAAAAGTCAAAAGAAGCACGCATATCACAGTGCTTACAGCACCGGTCACCATAACCTGATGCCGGAATTGTGAATAAAATGCATTCCCTTTATTCCCCCAGTATCCATATTGCTCCAATAATCGCCTTCCCTGTTCGTTAGTTTCAATATCCTTATCCTTAAGCAATTCCGAAACAGCATCCAGCCCGGAAAATTCTTCCTTTGCAGCAATCTCTGTCATAAGATTCATTTTATATTTATAATCTTCATAAAACACATACGTGGTAAAGCAATTTAATATTGCAAACAATAATATGACAGGTAATACCAAGGAGAGCACTACTGTGATCTTCTTGCGATATCTCTTTGTCACTGCCTTACCTCCTGATTCCATATATACCCAAGACCTCTGATATTCTTTATATAGACCGGTGCAGCCGGATTGTCTTCGATTTTCTCACGGAGTCTTCTGATATTGACAGCGATTGTATTTTCATCCACAAAATCCCCTTCCAGATCAAACACATTTTCCAATATTTGTGTTTTTGAAAGAATCTGTTTCGGATTCTGAAGAAAAAAAGTCAGCATTTTCAACTCCGTTTTTGTCAGACTGATTTCACGACTCTTTATCAGGACTTTCATTTCTCCTGCGATAAATACGATATCTCCCGAAATCATCTTTCCGGCTTCCGTTTTCTCCTGTCTGCGGCGGAAATGTGCTTCTATTTTCAAAAGAAGTACCGAAAGACTAAACGGCTTTGTAATATAATCATCTGCCCCTGCTTCATATCCCATGACCTGATCCATCTCCTGATCTAGTGCTGTAAGACAAATAATGTATGTATTATAATTGCATCTCATCCACCTTACAAATTCCAGTCCATTCCCATCCGGAAGATTCACATCACAAATGGTAACATCCACATTATTATCACTTGCAATTCTTTTCGCTTTTTTCACTGATTCTGCTGAAAAAACCTCATATCCGGATTTTTTCAGTGA